AGCGTTTAGCAAGTGGGAGGGTATGTTCAGAGATGAGGAAGAGCCAGAAGCGCCGCTCTTTCACTTCGAGTTCATGCGGGTAGGTGAGGAGTACGAGGACGTGCAGTACGAGTGCAGTAATTACTCCGCCCACGTACTCAACCTGAGCCGCGAAGTTTATATAGACCGTTGAACCACTTGACATTGTGTACCACAGTGTGGTACAATATAATTGTACGATCAAACCTTAACCGTAAAAACCAACCTACAATTTGTAGGTTACAACTGGAGAACGACAATGAGTGAATCTTTATTGAATGAAATGCGCACTGTGAACCACAAGCAAGCAGGGGCGCTAATCTTAGCCAACCCCAACGTGCGCTACATGCTACGCGGTGAACCCGGGGTGGGTAAATCGATGATTGCTGAAGCTATAGCACAGGCAACGGGCTACGACCTAGCAATGGTCGACGTGCCTAACCTAGACTTGGGCGACGTAGCTATGCCTGTGATTGACCACGAGCACAGGGTCACACGCTACTACCCTAACGCACGCTTCGGTCTGACTACAGGTAAGCCTGTGGTGATCTGCCTCGATGAGTTTACCAAGGGCGCCGACCCTGTGAAGAACATGCTTCACCCTATGTTAGAAGTATTTAGACCTAGACTTGGTGACTTACCTATCCCTGAAGGCAGCATTGTCTTTATGACAGGCAACATGGATACGGACGGTGTGGGCGATGGACTCGCGCAGCATACTAGGCAGCGCATCGTTGAGCTTACCATACGCAAGCCTAACTCTACCGAATGGCTACAGTGGGCAGCAGCTAATAACATCCATCCTGTTGTTATGGCATGGGTAGACCGCTATCCGCAGGCCCTCGCATCTTACCTTGATGGTGCTAACAACGAGTTCATATTCCACCCTGCTAACCCACAGGACAACGTGGTCTCGCCTCGTACCCTTGAGATTGCAAGCCGTATCATTTGGCAGATGGGATTCTTCGATTCAGATTCGCTACTCGCTGCGTTAACAGGTGCAGCAGGTGCGCCGTATGCGGAGAGCCAAGTGTCATTCATTCGGTTCCAAGAGTCGCTGCCCTCAGTGAGTTCTATCATCACGTCGCCTAACACAGCGATGATTCCAGAGGACGTGGGCGCTCGGTCGGTACTGACCTTCGGACTGTTACAGCACGTGGAGAAGGATAACCTGAGCAATATCCTCAAGTACCTACGCCGCATGGAGGAGGAGTTCCAAGTCATATTCTGTGTGACTCTCGCACGGCACGAGTCCAAGAAGCAGATCGCCTTCACTAACGGTGACTTTGCATTGTGGGCAGCCGACAACGAAGACTTACTGTAAACCTACAATATGTAGGTTGGAGAACGACTATGTTAGCAGACAGAAGATTCAAAGCGATCAAGATCGGACTGATGCGTTCGAAGGAGTTCGGTCTACTGCGCGGCGTGGCTATGCACGGTAAGACTTATCTCACTACTGACGTACCCACAGCAGCAACCGATGGGCGTGACTGTTGGTTCAACCCCGACTTCCTGTTCAAGCAGGTGCATAACGAGGGAGACAAGGGTGCGGCGTTTGTCATGGTGCACGAGTGGTTACACAAGGCAGGCATGCACATGGTGACTTACCGTAGGCTTGCCGAGCAGGACGCTAGGCGTACCAACATGGCGACTGACTATTGGATAAACGACCGCATCATTGTGGCTGACCCTTATCACACACTGACTGAGATGCCCATCGACGAGAACGGCAAGGCTATCGGTCTGTACGACAAGAAGTACCACGAGTGGGCAGTGAAGCGCATCTTCCAAGACCTTGAGCAGGAGGAGCAAGGCAGTGGGGGCAGCGGGTTCGATGAGCACGATTGGGAGGGTGCGAAGGACTTGGGCACTGAGGAGAAGGCGAAACTTGCAGAGGACATCAAGCAAGCTATCCGACAAGGACTGCATGCAGATGCCAAAGCAGGACAAGGCGGTCTACAGGACGCACTGGGGCTTGCCGAGCTGGTCACACCCAAGGTGAGTTGGCGCACATTACTGCGAATGTTTATGAACTCGACATGTAGAAAGAAGGAGCAGTCGACATGGCGACGACCAAACCGCAGGTTCCTGCACAACGACGTGATAATGCCGACGTTGCAGGGTAACAGTATCAGTGAGGTGGTGATTACGCGTGACACTTCGGGGTCTATGCTCTTCGGTAACAGACTCAGAGATGCGACGAGCGAGATCATTGGCATTGCTAAAGCAGTCTCTATCGACAAGATACACTTCATTGATTGGGACGGACAGGTGGAGAATCATGAGATTTACTCCAGTGACTCTTTGGTTGATGCACCTGCTATGCGATCTGCAACGGGTGGAGGCGGGACTGACCCGACGTGTGTATCTGACTACCTGAAGGAGAAGGGCATCAAGCCTGACTGCATAATCATGCTGACTGATGGCGAGATTTACAATTGGGGGAATTGGACTGCTCCAATTCTGTGGGCAATAACGAACGACACGAAGATAACCGCCCCTGTGGGCAAAACAATTCAAATTGATTAAACCTACAATATGTAGGTTGGAGAAGAGTGATGAGTGCAATATCAAACAGTGCAGTATTAGTGAAGCTAAACATTAGTGTGTGGGGTGCGAGCAAGCGCAACAAGCAGCTTGAGCAGGAGTTAGCAGCAAGCAAGAACGCTGACCCTAAAGCTACACGCACATACGACAACCTGATGGTGGGTTCGTCTGGTCACAAAGACCTGCAACTCTACGCAGGCAACTCTCGCCTTTGGCACGCAGCGATGACGCTGCCTTGGGACGACAAGGGTTGGCGCCTATGCCCGACGAGTATGTTTATGGACTACAAGGCGCAGCACAATTGGAAGCGCCAAGAGTTCGAGCGCATGGTGAATCAGTTTGGCAACAAGTACGCCACGTACCGCGAAGTAGCTAAGGAGTATCGGGGTGACATCTTCAGTGAGGAGGACTACCCCTCTGTTGATGAGGTGCTGAGTAAGTATGCGTGGAACTTTGCCGTAGCGCCTGTTCCCGCCAGTGGTCATCTGTGTATAGACCTGCCAGAGCAGGAGTTAGCAGAGATACGTACCGCCTGTGACAGCGAGGTGGAACGCAGGGTACAGGAAGCGGTGAAGGAGAACGAGCGCAGACTGCGTAAGCAACTCGATCACATAAGCGCGAAGTGCGCGGGTGCAGACGGGGACGACAAACGATGGCATGATACTTTTGTATCTAACCCATTGGAGCTATGCCGCATGCTTAAGCACCTGAATGTTACCAACGACCCCAAGCTGGAAGAAGCACGCAAGAAGCTAGAGGAGATCATGGAGGGCAAGACCAAGGAGATGTTCAAAGAGCAGCCCGAAGTGCGTGAAGAAGTTAAGAAAGAAGTCGACGAAATTATTAAAACCTATGAGTGGTAAGGAGAACAACATGAGCTTTAAAGAAGTATTCAGAACTGGAGGAATGGTCGGGCAAATAGCTACTCGACTAAAGCAAAACGATTTGTACAGGTTCACCAACCTGCCTGTGAATGTTTACCATTGGCGTACTTTTGATGAGCCAGTGGAGTTTCCTGAAGTAGTTAGCGATATTTACGTAGGAGCAAGACAGGCACAAAAGCTGTTGTATCAAACGCTACTTCAGATTGCGCCCAAGATGCACAAACTTAACTTTTGTGTAGACCTTGATTACAACATGACTTTTACGAGCGTGTTCGTCTACGAGGGGCTAGAGTGTGTGGGTAGGATTACCTACAGCGACAACGGCTCACTTGAGTTTACCAACGCACGTATATATGAAGCTATGTACCGTAAGCGTGATATGAAAACTAGGTCGGTGGCTAAAGCGGTAACGATAATCCGTAAGTATTTTTATGGCATGACTAAGGTCGAACGCCTTAATTCCGTGGCAGAGAGAGTATCGGGAGCTATTTCCTCAGCGCACAGCGATACTGTATACAAACGGCGCAACGCTAAGTCGCGCGTGATGGAAGAACTAGAGAAAGCGATGCTAGGCAACCAACAGCTAATGCAAGCAGTTAAGCAGTTTTTTCAAGAGGAAAACAAACCCTACATACTAGAGCAGTACGTAGAAGCGGCAGACACCCACGAGCTAGTGGAGGAAGCATATCGCGCACGAGGGCAAGGTTTGTACATCCATGCAGTAGGCAATTGTTTCGAGGTGTACCGCAAAGGGGACACTCGCGTTCGCACTTACCAACGTGACGCCCTACCTGACAAGGTGCGTGGTGCGTTAGGCATGCTTAAACTTTCAAACGACAACAGTTTCGTTGATAACGTAGGCTTTAAGTTTGAGGCAGATAAATTTTGGGTAGCAGAGGAGATATCAAATGAGTTCGGAAACTAGACGTAGAGGCGCAGGCGTTAAGCCTGCTATGGTACACACTAACGTGCGCCTGCCCGAGTACGTAGTCAACTACTTTAAGGACAACTACCCCAACTACACTGCGGAGATACGCAGGGTGCTCGAAGTCCACGTAGATAACGCAGTCGTGTTCGGAGACGACGCTACCAACTAACCTACAAATTGTAGGTTGCATTAAAGATTAACCCCGCCTAAGTGCGGGGTTTTTTTGTGCTTTACAAAGTCCAAACTATAGGCTATTCTTTTTGAATGGCTATGACTCCCGAGAAGAAAGTTAAGAACAAAGTAGTCCGCTTACTTAAAGAGTATGGCGCGTATTACTTTTTCCCCGCCAGTTACGGTATGGGCAGAAGCGGTGTTCCTGACATCGTGTGCTGTCTACGCGGTTACTTCATTGGCATCGAGTGCAAAGCTGGCAAGAACAAACCTACTCCACTGCAAGAGAAAGAGCTTGCAGACATTATCAAAGCTGGCGGTGTATCCTGCGTGATTAACGAGGACAACATGGCGGAGCTTGAATCCATTCTAACTACAGTGATGAGCAAGGACAACAACGATGGACTTACTGGTGGTCGACTTTGAGACTTACTACGCGAAAGACTACGGACTACGCAAGCTAACGACAGAAGAATATATCCGCGACCCTCGCTTCGAGGTGATTGGCGTTGCGGTCAAGAACTATCATCAAGATACAGCTGCTGCCCCACTTTGGTTTTCAGGTTCAAAGAAACAGGTGGCGCAATTCCTTTCTCAGTTTGATTGGGGGAACTCAATCGCTCTTGCGCATAACGCCATGTTTGATATGGCGATTCTTAACTGGCACTTTGATATTCGCCCCAAGAAGATTGCAGATACTCTAGCAATGGCACGGGCTATCCACTCCATCGAAGTAGGTGGCAGCCTAGCCGCCCTATCTGAATACTATAACTTAGGCGCGAAGGGCACAGAGGTGCACGATGCGATAGGCAAGCGGCGCCTTGATTTCACCAAGGCAGAGATGGAAGCCTACGGTGGCTACTGCCAACAGGACGTGGAGCTTACCTACAAACTGTTTAAGGTACTCGTCAAAGATTTCCCTGTGTTCGAGCTTAACCTGATTGACCTTACCATCCGCATGTTTAGTGAGCCTAGTTTAGTACTAGATAAAGAGATACTGAAGGCCCACTTAAAGGAGGTTAAGGATACTAAAGAAGCACTAATGGCTAAGGTGACGCACGACAAGAAAAAGCTAACGAGCAACCCACAGTTCGCTGAGCTGCTGCGGAGCTACGGTATAGAGCCGCCCACTAAGATAAGCCCCACGACAGGCAAAGAAACATTCGCCTTCGCTAAGAGTGACGAGGCTTTCAAGGCACTGCAAGAACATGAGAACCCAGAGGTACAGGCTATAGTTGCTGCCCGACTTGGGGTTAGGTCTACGATAGAAGAGACACGCACTCAACGCTTTATCGACATTGCAGAACGTGGCACACTCCCAATCCCCCTGCGTTACTACGCTGCCCATACGGGACGGTGGGGTGGGGATGACAAGATCAATATGCAGAACCTCCCCCGAGGCTCACAGCTTAAGAAGGCTATGTGCGCACCACGCGGGTACAAGTTTATCGACTGTGACTTGTCGCAGATTGAAGCCCGTACTCTAGCATGGCTAGCGGAAGAGGATGACTTGGTGGAGGCGTTCGACAGAGGCGACGATGTGTATAAGATCATGGCATCGGCTATCTATGACAAGCCCGAGACTGATATAACTAAAGATGAGCGGTTCGTTGGTAAGACTACGATACTAGGAGCAGGCTACGGCATGGGCGCTGCTAAGTTCCAAGCGCAGTTGAAAAACTTCGGAGTCTATCTGCCCGAGGAAGAATGCCAGAGGATTATTGATGTATACCGTGATACATACCCCCAGATACCTGCCCTGTGGAGAGAGGCTAACAAGGCACTCAAGACCATGCAGGACGACAAGGTGGACGAGCTAGGGCGTGCGGGTATACTCACAATAGAAGGCTCAACAGGTATACGCATGCCTAATGGACTGTACATAAAGTATCCCAACCTGCGAGTTCAAGAGTCAGAAGAGGAAGGCGGGTATGACGAAACGGTTTACGACACCCGCAAAGGTAGGGCTATAATCCCTAACCGCATTTACGGCGGGAAAGTTATCGAGAATGTTTGTCAGGCATTGGCTCGTATTGTGATCGGCGAACAGCTTCTTAGAGTTGCTAAGAAATACAGAGTAGTAATGACGGTACATGACGCGATAGGTTGTATCGTCCCAGAAGATGAAGTAGAAGAGGCGATGCGCCAAGTTGAAAAAATAATGAGGGTGCGTCCTACTTGGGCACCTGATCTGCCTTTAGATTGTGAAGGTGGCTACGGTAATTCATACGGAGAATGTTAAGTTTCGCAGGGGGTTTTAAGTGTTTTTCCCCCCTGCATGCCCCAGCGGGCGGTGGGTAGGTCGCGAAGCCACAACACCCGCAGTGTATAACAGTAGCTCATCACTCCTGCGTTAGCAGTTAGTTCTCCGCACTGTGTATACACCGGCTAGCCCACGCTACGGGCCTTTAATTTAGTAAGTATATAATTTTTAGGGGATAAAAATGACTACACGAAAAAAGAAAGCAAAGATAAGCAATGTAAATGATTTGCGCAACAATTTATCTGACGTTTTTGAAGCGTTGCGTGCCGGTAACATAGCGCATAAAGAGGCTAAAGAAATTTCTAACTTGGCGGGCAAGATGATTAACTCCGCTAAGGTGCAGCTTGATTACCATGGCCTTCGTAAGGACGAAGACTTTAAGATAGATTTTCTGCACTCTGAGGATAAGTAGTTGTGGAGGTAAGAAAATGTTGCGGGTGCGGTAAAACGCACCCTCTTACCTTGTTTGGTGTTAGTGGCTACTACACAACAGCGGATGGAACACGCAAAATGAACAGGAGGAAAGAATGCAACTCTTGTAGACAGTTTAAACGCAACGGCGGTAGACCATCCAAGCCTAAAGTAAGCCCGTCTCAAACACTTGTTAAGGTAAAAGGAAAAACTTATAAGCAGTGCAGCACCTGCCAAGAAAGTAAAAAACTCGAAGCGTTTAACAAAGATAAAAATGCACTAACGGGCTACGCACATTATTGTAGGAACTGTGCAAGCGAACGCAGAAGGAAAGATTATGCGACAAGACCGGAAACACGTATCGTAAAGCGGGCTTGGGACGCTAATAATAAAGCAAAAGTTAGGGCGCAAGAAAAAATAAGACACCAACGGTACTACGCTAAGCCAGAAGTAAAGGCACGACGTGCGGAATGGCTTAAACGTTGGAAATTGGAGAATGCAGAAAAATTAGTAACGGGGTCTAAAAAACGTGCAAAGGAAATGACCGAAGCCTACGTAAAACATTTGCTGTGCGCGGGCGCGGGCGGGAAGCATATACCCAAATCAAGATGGCCCGAGATACCACAAGAACTTATAGAAGTTAAGAGAGTACACCTCATGTTAAAAAGAGCGGTTAAACAATTAGAGGAAAACAAATGAGTGGTAAAGGTAGTAGACGTAGACCGACCCTTATCCCTGCTAAAGACTTCGGGGAAAACTGGGCAAAAATCTTTGAGAAACCAAAACAGAAGGAAGAAGAGAATGTTAACAGCAGAAGTACCAAGAACGAAAATGAGCGACCCCGTAGTGAACAAGCAGACAGCCCTACAGACACAAACGGGCGGGACGCATTATAAAGGCATGGCTATTCAACCTGCGGAATACGCAGAGAAGAACGGCTTATCCCTGCTAGAAGGTAATGTAGTGAAGTACATAACTAGATGGAAGTTGAAGGGGCAACCCTTATCGGACTTACAAAAAGCTAAGCACTGCATCGACCTGCTAATCGAGATACATAACGTCAAATGAAAATAACTATAGAAGTAGATGGGGCAGACGCCGAAGAGCTTATGGCTATGATACAACGTGCAGCCGAAGCGGTGGAAAAACTCGAAGCTATACTTGAGGAATTCGAAGATGCTGATAAAGTGTAACTTCGCTGACCACGCGTACTTAATAGAGGATGACCCCGTACGCCCTAAGTTATTCAAAGATAACAGCGTGCGGTTTGAAGACCCGTTTCATGTATACGCAGAAGTTAACGACGAGACGGGGGAGATAGCCGCAGTTGTTTGCACAATCATCTGCAAGTTTGTTCCGCAAGACGAGTACCAGATAAAGCTAGTTGCTATGGGCAAAGTAGAGCAGATAGAAGAACAGCTAAAAGAACGTGAAGAAATGTACGGTGATTTAGGCGTGGTGCTTTGTCCATATTCTATCTGGTCTTACCAAAAAGGGCACGGTAGAAAGTTGATTAACAACCTGCTTGAAGTTGCACCAGTAATGCACCCAGAGGTAGACGCAGTAATAACTATGTCTCCGCATACAGAAACTGCTATGAAATTTCACTTGCGCAACGGGGCAGGAATATTTGCTACCAATACAAAGTGCGTAAATTACGAATACGAGGTGGAAGATGTCATACTTCACTGACCCTATGGCTGCGATAGAAGAAGCAGAGTACTTGGCGAAAGAAAACCAAGTGCGTATGTTTGTAGTAGAAACTGCGCCTAACCGTATTGAAGTAATGACAGCCGAACAAGCGTACACGGTGGACGGCATAGTGCTAGAAACAATAGTCCCTAAAGGGGGACACGACATATTCTAGGAGATAAAGATGTTTGTAAAAGACTATGGGTACTATGATATAGAAGGCAGCAAGCGCGGGCCTAACCGCAATAAGAAAAGTAATGAACGCAACGTTAAAAAACTTAAAGCCCTGTGGGATGAATTTGACGATGAAACACGGATGCGAGCGGCGAAAACAATACGCTGCTTAGAAACGCAGGAAGCGTACAGATGATTACCCCTGCGCTTATGTGCGTAGCAATCGCCGTATACTTTGAGGCGCGGGGTGAACCGACAGCGGGGCAGCTTGCTGTAGCTCATGTGATACATAACAGAATTGAAGACCCACGTTACCCAGACAATGCGTGTGACGTGGTTAAGCAGGGGTACTACTGGAACGGTGTACCTATAAGAAACAAGTGCCAGTTTAGTTTTTATTGTGACGGTAGGTCGGACGACCCGAAGAACAAACAGGCATGGTTTAACTCGTTGTACATTGCGCACTTAAGTGGCTTCGTACCTGATATTACAGAAGGTGCAACTCACTACCACAGTACAAAAGTGTTCCCCCAGTGGGCGTATAACGGCGAGATAACTACTAAGATCAGCAAGCATATTTTTTACACAGGCATTAACTAGTGACTACTACCAAGATAGATGTAATGACTCCCGCAGAGAAAGAGAGACTGCGCATGGAGTTAGAACGGCAGGTTAAAGAGTATAAGAAAGCAGGGGGTGTCGTGACTCAGTGCCCCCCTCGCGCATTCACACCAGACGAAGGCCCGAAGAGAAAATTTGCTGGTAGCCAGTTTGATTCGCTAACCGACCCAACCAACCGAGACGTGGGTGCGATGCGCCCTACAAAAAACAAAGGTGGTAGCGAATGAAAGTGTGGCAAAGCGCCACAAAGTGTACAAAAAGCAACATATAAGGCGCATTAAAGTGGAAAAGCAACATGTATGAATACAATTGCAAGATCGTAAGAGTCGTTGATGGAGACACCGTAGATGTGGATATTGACCTTGGCTTTGATACTTGGCGTTGCGGGGAGCGCATACGTCTGTATGGTATTGATACTCCAGAGTGCCGCACGAGAGATGCAGAAGAGAAAGCTGCCGGACTCTTGGCAAAGGAGTTTGTCGAAGACACGCTGCACGTCGGAGGAACGTACACCCTGACTACCAGAGAGAAGGGTAAGTTCGGGCCGTATTTAGGTGTTATAATGCTAAGCGACAGAACTTCTATTAACGCCGCACTAGTAAGCGAGCACTTAGCGGTGCCGTACCACGGGCAAAGCAAGCAAGACATAGACGACGCCCACGCAGCAAACTACGAAATACTCAAAGAGAAGGGTCTCCTATGACAGCTTGGTCTTACAGCAGCATAAGCACGTTTAAGCAATGCCCTAAGAAATACTACCATTTGAAAGTGGCTAAGGATGTTAAAGATTCAGGTAACGCTGCGACTTTCTATGGCAACGAGGTGCATAAAGCTGCCGAGCACTATATACGAGACGGTGAGCCTATACCCGCTAAGTTTAACTATGTTAAGAAAATACTAGATGCCTTTAATCGCATCGAGGGCGAGAAGCATTGTGAAATACGTATGGCGGTAGCCAAAGAAGACAACGTTTATAAACCCACTAGCTTTTTTGCTAAAGACGTTTGGTGGCGTGGTATTGTCGATTTGCTAATAGTAAATGGCGAGAAAGCGTACATTGTAGATTATAAGACAGGCAAGAACGCTAAGTACGCAGACACTAAACAACTTGACTTAATGGCTGGCGCTACGTTTGTGCATTACCCCGAAGTAAAAGTAATTAAGTCTGCTCTAGCATACGTAGTAAGTAACGAGTTCATACAAAAGAAACACACTGTGGACATGTATAAGTCATACCTTAGTGTGTTTGACGACGAGTTAGAAAGACTAGCAGTATCAGAAGAAAACGATGTGTGGAATGCAATCGACGGACCGCTGTGTGCGTTCTGTCCGGTCACTAGCTGTGAGCATAATAGGAAACGATAATGACCGCGCATAAAAAAGACAACGGTCGAGCAAGACCTTGGGAGTATGGAGAAGAAGCGCATCAATGTTTTTATCCAAACTGCAATCTTATAGCAGGTATCGAGAGGGAGGACGCGCAAGTAGAATGGGACGCACGGCTTCAACTAGATACAATATATAAGATGTTTCCGCCAGTAGTGAAACTAGCTATACAAGAAAACACTAAGATTGACCAAAAATACCCTAGCATAATGCTACCTATTTACTTGCACCCCGAGTGCGCGGCTGAGTGGGGCATGCAGCTAATAAAAGATGCTTTGGAAGCGAACTACAGAGTAGGCAGGCGCCTAAGTAACAGAGAAAAGGAATGGGAAGATTATGACCAAGACTAAACGAGATTACAAAGCTGAGTACGCTAAGTACCAAGGCACTGAAGAGCAAAAGAAGAAACGCGCTCAACGCAATGCTGCACGCCGTAAGGCTGAGAGAGAAGGCAAGGTATCCAAGGGTGATGGCAAAGATGTTGCGCATAAGAAAGCAATGGATAAAGGCGGCAAAAACTCTGACGGTACTAAGGTAGAGACAGCAAGCCGCAACCGTTCTTTCAGTCGAGACTCCAAAGGCAACTTAGTCTCTGAGACTAGCAAGCGTGAGCGCAAGAAGAAGACAACTAAAGCATGAAGATAATAAACAATCGAGCAATGGTGCTTAAGACTAAGCGCCCGCACCTTGTGACTGAACGAGTAAAGAACTACAAAGTAGCGGAGCAGGAAGACGGCTACTTCAAACTAGCACTGCCGTGGCGCTTGCACGAAGCCCAAGTGCTAAACAGCTTAGGCGTAAAAAACGTGCCGTCTCCCATAGGGCGGGACTACGAGTGGTCGGGGCGCTTTGACCCGTTTGCTCACCAGAAGAAGACGGCTTCTTTTTTAACACTTAATAAGAAAGCGTTTTGTTTCAACGAGCAAGGCACAGGCAAAACTGCTTCTGTAATATGGGCAGCAGATTACCTTATGCAGCAGGGGATTATAAACCGCGTGCTTGTAATCTGCCCTCTGTCTATTATGAAATCAGCATGGCAGGAAGACCTGTTTAAGTTTGCTATGCACCGCACTTGTTCTGTGGCACACGGAACTTCAGCTACGCGCAGAAGGATAATTAACGCAGGGTCGGAGTTCGTCATCATAAACTTTGATGGAGTAGCTGTAGTAAAAGAAGAAATAGAGAAGGGCGGGTTTGACCTGATTGTGGTAGACGAGGCAAGTGCCTACAAGAACGCACAGACAAACCGATGGAAAATACTACGTGATTTGTGCAAAGGAATAGACTGGCTGTGGATGCTTACGGGTACTCCAGCAGCACAAGCACCGACCGATGCGTTTGGATTAGCTAAACTTGTCGCCCCGAAAAACGTACCCCAGTACTTCGGGCAGTTCAAAGATAAGGTCATGTACAAAGTGTCGCAGTACACGTGGCGTCCTAAGCCTGACGCGAGTGAGACAGTCCATGCTGTGTTGCAACCGGCGATAAGATTCCGCAAGGACGAATGCCTAGACTTGCCTAAAGTGACTTTTGTGGACAGAGAAGCGCCACTCACCAAACAGCAAGCGTCGTACTACAAACAACTAAAAGACCGCATGATAATGGAAGCGGATGGCGAGCAAGTCACTTCAGTTAACGCCGCAACTAACCTCAACAAGCTACTGCAAATATCAGGCGGGGCTGTGTACTCGGACGACCGAGAGGTCATTGAGTTTGACGTTAGCAACAGGCTTAAGGTTATTAAAGAAGTAATAGACGAAGCGTCACACAAGATACTTGTATTCGTGCCCTTTACCCATACTATTGAATTACTTAAAGAATTTTGTAACAAGAACAAGATCAGTGCGGACATAATTTCAGGCAAGGTGTCGGTCAACAAGCGTAGCGAGATAATTAAAGACTTTCAAACTACCGACAAGATCAAGGTGCTAATCATCCAGCCAATGGCAGCATCGCATGGTCTTACGTTAACCGCTGCTAACACAGTGATATGGTATGCACCCGTCACCAGTGTTGAGACTTACCTACAAGCAAACGCTCGCATCGACAGGCCGGGGCAACACAACCCAATGACTGTGGTGCACATTGAGGGTAGTGAAGTAGAGCGTAAGCTATACAAGATGTTGCGGTCTAACATAGACAACCACACTAAAATTGTAGATTTATATAAACAAGAAATAGATGCTTGACAATGTAAATCTTGTTGTTCTACACTGGCTCTCCCTGCTATTAAGGAGGAGCCATGAAAGACTCAGCAGACAAGCTAACCAAAATCTACATAAAGATGCGGAACGCTATCAGAGAGAAAGAAGAAGAGATAAAGCAAATAAAAAAGCAGCAAGAAACCGTAGTAGATAAGCTGCTTGCGCTCTGTGAAGAGCAAGACCTCGATAGTCTAAGGACGGCCTCTGGCACAGTTAGCCGTAGAGTGCAGTCTCATTACTGGACTAGCGACTGGGAAAGAATGTACGACTTCCTCAAGGAGCACGACGCTTTCCATCTACTCGAGAAACGTATATCTGGTCTCGCCATGAAACAGTTTCTTGAAGACAACCCTGACCTTATGCCTGCGGGTTTACAAGTCAACCGTAAGTATATTGTTTCTGTTTTAAAGCCGCGTAAAAAATGATTCGACTAAGACATGAAAATGGGTGTTTCTTACACCCACGGACCAACTCCCCCCTAGATTCTCTACAGGTGATGATAGTTGATACAGGAGAGTTATCTAGAAGCTACTACGACAGCAGTGGTTTGGCTTGTTGGTCCACTGGTTGCACGCGCCCTGACGACAACGTGCCTGATGACAAGGTGCAAGCTAGGCGGTGCTTGGACTGCACTCGAAGCATAAAGAGCGGTGGCTTTAACCGTAGCGCCCCATGTAAGTTTTACCAGATCATCAAGGTGCTACTCCCCGAGGACGGCATAGTCTGTGAGGTACGCATAAGTGCAAGCAGCCTGTTCGCTAAGGAAACTAACAAGTTAGGTCTTTACAAGTACATTGATTACTTGGAGAAGAACCGAGAAGAAGTAGAAGAAATTTTAACCGAATTATATCTAGTCGAGCAGTACAACTCGCACCGGATATATTTTAAACCAGTTCGACCTTTAGCCGAGGAAGAACTTGCAACAGCGAGGCAGCAAATAGAAGCGGCTTCGCAATCACCAAATCCTTTCAAAGGAAACATAGAGGAAATATTTATGGCTAACCCATCTCACATCATCAAAGGCGTTGAAGCACGTTACCCTCGTCTAGACAAGCCTTACCGTTTTGATAACAAAGCAGGTAAGAACGGTAAGAGCGTACCCTGCGAGCCTACCGAAGACGGTGCACGTTACGAGCTAGACTTCAGCATGACTGGTAAGCAAGCCAAAGAGCTGTACGGAATCATGCAGGATGCATACACCAACGCTAAAGGCCGTGATAAAACGTGGCCTGCTAAACTAGAGATGCCTTTCAAGAAGCAAGAAGATGGTTCTTTCATCGGCAAGACTAGCCTTAAGGCAGCGTATAGCGGCAATGCAACTGAGCCGCCCGCCCAGTTCGACGCGAAGAACGACCGTCTTGGTAGTGACTTTATGCTTACTACTGGTAGTACAGTAAATGTAGCGGTCGAAATGATTCCATTTAAGATGGCAACTACTGGTGTTTCTCTCCGCCTTCGCGGTGTACAAGTCCTCAAGTATCTGCCTTACAAGCCTGCCTCTCCATTCGAGGAAGCTGACGGGTTTGTTGCTGACGAAGTTAAAAGCATGTTCTCTGCCGCAGAAGAAAACGATGATGACGTGTTCGAAGCGGAAGGACAGATAACTAAGCAGCCTGACTTGTTCGACGAGGACGAAGAGGAAGAAGCAGAAGTCGCTGCGCCTGTGAAGCGCAAGAAAAAGAAAGAAGCTGCACCGGCTGACGACGAAGAGATGGCTGACATTATCGACATATGGGGCGACGAAGACTAATGAGCTATGGCTACACTAAGCGGCTCAGTAGTCTGAATAAGCAGGCTGACGGCTCCATGCTAGGTGTAAAGCTAGGTCGCGTGTGCATTTCGCAAGAAGTGCCCGTTGCCGAAGTCGCACACCAGCTTGGGGTTAGTCGGCAAGCAGTTTACAACTGGTTTACAGGTGTACATGAGCCGAGCAACGAGCTAAAAGATATTATTAAAAATCTAATAATAGAGTATAAAAAATGACTGATTTCAACCTCATAGATTACGTTGTCCCTACGGGCGGCTATTACTGTGTGGTTGGCGCAGGCTCAGGCTTTTTCTCTAAGTTCACCGATGACCGAGCGCAAGTAGATGTTCTAGCTGAACAGTTCGCTGAGGAAGGCAAGGATGTCTACTTCATGCTCGGTAAATTGGAGAAAGCCGGAAGCAGAGAAGCAACAAACGTAGAATCGCTACAGTCTATCTGGGTGGATATAGATTGTGGGGAAGGTAAGGCAAGTAGCATAGAGTCGTCTACTGGCCTGCCGCAGGGGTACGAAACTAAGAGAGATGCGCAGATAGCACTTAAAAAGTTTTGTGAGACCGTAGGTCTACCCCTCCCTGCTGTAATAGATTCTGGGGGCGGAATACACGCATACTGGGCACTAACAGAAGAAGTGCCTAGAGCTAAGTGGCTACCTATATGCAAACGCCTTAAGCAAATCTGTGTAACACAAGAGTTTTACGCCGACCAACGAGTCTTTGACGCATCCCGTGTTTTACGGATGCCGGGGACCTTCAATCAAAAGTACGATCCTCCTGCTCCAGTAAGAGTAATAAGAGGCTCGACCAACCGCATTGACCCAGACGAGCTTCGTGAAATACTCGGGGTTGACCCCGATGCAGAAGAAGCGGAGAAGAAGCCACTTGCAAAAGACCCACTGCAAGAGCTGTTAAACCAAAACTACACAAGCGTATTTAAAAAGATAGTCACCCGTGCTGACGGCTGTTTACAGCTACATGACTGCATACGGAACAGAGAGACTCTAGCTGAACCTCGTTGGTTCGACGCATTGTCTATAGCTAAGTTCTGCCAAGACAGCACTAAGGCGGCTAACATAATTTCACAGGGGCACCCAGACTACAGTCCCGAAGCGACCGAACGAAAGATGAAGGGCATAAAAGGCCCGCACTCCTGTGCAGAGTTTGAAGCTAACAACCCAGAAGGTTGTAAAGGCTGCCCGCACAAAGGAAAGGTTAAAAGCCCCATAGTTCTTGGGCAGACCCTCAAGAAAGCGAAAGCGAGTAAGCAAGGAATTAAGTACCGGCCCCCCTATGTATGGGGAGAGAACGGCGGCATCTATATGCAGTCGGAAGACGGGGAAGGCGCTCAGTTTGTCTACGAGTATGATTTCTACATCGAACAACGCATGACTGACCCTACAGACGGGGACGTTGCGATTGCTGTAGTACACCTACCAAAAGACGGGGAGCGTAGATTTACGATTAAAAACGAACAGCTAGACTCGAGAGAGCTAACTAAAGTATTGGCAAAGAACGGCGTTTTAGCAGACAGAAAGACTACTCCCTACTTGCATAAGTATGTCATCGACTCTATTAAAGCGCTATCAACAGAAAATAAGGCGGACAAAATGCGCGTTCAGTTTGGTTGGGCAGATAATTTTTCTGCCTTTATTGTGGGAGAAAGGGAGATACGGGCTGATGGTGTATACCACTCGCCGCCTTCCTCCGTTACAGCGACTTACAGCGACTACTTAGAGCCGCGTGGGTCTTACGAGAAGTGGAGAGAAGTGTTCGAACTGTATGACCGACCGGGGCTAGAGATGCACGCGTTTGCTGCGCTCAGCGGGTTTGGTTCGATACTGCTCACTTTTACAGGACAGAAAGGTGCCATCATTAACTTGGTGCACCCTAAAGCAGGCACAGGTAAAACCACAATCCTGCGCATGGCGAACAGCATAGCCGGTGATCCCGAGATGCTACTAGGCACGCCAGACGATACGGTTACAGGCCGGATAAACAAGCTAGGCACGCTGAACAATATCGTCAACACGATAGACGAGATGACAAACATTGAAGACAAGGACATAGGCAAGTTCGCTTATGCTGCGTCTCAAGGGCGGGGTAAAGAGAAAGCACACTTCCATATGAACGCTAACCGTAAGAACGAGATTACGTGGCGTAACATAACCCTGTCATCATCAAACGCATCGTTCTATCAAAAGCTAATGAACACAAAGAACTCACCTGATGGTGAGCTGATGCGGATACTTGAGTTCTTCATTGACTACCAAGACGTAAACGTAATTTCAACTGCGGAAGGTAAGGCAATGTTTGACCATCAACTTAGCCAGAACTTTGGGCATGCGATAGAACCGTTCGTACAGTACATTATGTCTAACCCCGAGCATTGCAAGAACGTAGTGCTAAGCACACAGGCAAAGATAGACAAGGAGCTTCGTTTAACTCAGCGTGAGCGTAACTGGTCAGCAGCTATGGCTTGTAACATAGCAGGAGGAATCCTTGCAGTAGAAGCGGGTATCTTCACGCTTGGTATGAAACGCATATACCACAAAGCCGCACCGGAGATTAAGAAGCTACGTGAAACTACTATAGCACCAGTAAACGACTCCTTTGCACTCATCGGTGAGTTTATCAATGAGCATACGCAAAACATATTGTCTATTGACGCAGCAGCAGACGCACGATCTGGCAAGGATAAACGTCCGTATCTAGAGCCGCGCGGGGCTTTGTATATTAGGGAAGAACCAGATGCGAATATTATTTACATAGCTTCGGGCAGGCTTAAAGACTTCTTAAACAAAAGGCAGGTAAACTATGACTCCACGATAAGGGAGCTGAAAGACAAAGGCTGCGTTATTAGGACTCACAACAAAAACATGGGTAAGGGTATGGCTATGACGACTAGTGCTACCCGCTGTGTGTGGTTTGATTCTTCTCACCCAGAGTTTATTGGCACAAACACCATAGCCAAGGAAGCAGACAATGCTAGTGGAGAAAGTGAACTACCAGATCAACTGGACTAAGTTTAAGGCAGGGTGGTCGTTCTTTATACCCTGCCTGCATTCCCCCTCCGCCCGTCAAGTAATACTGAAGGAAACCAAACGCTTAAAGCTTAAAGTGGTTACTAAAGTAGTAATTGAGGACGGAGTGCGGGGCATCCGGGTATGGCGAACTTAAGGCTCTATAAAGTCAGCTAAGAACTTATCGTTTATCTTGCTCTGTAGCCCTTTATCGAACTTCATGCCAAGCACTAAGTCTTTCTCGTAAGCTTGTCTAGACTTGAAAGACCGCTCAAGTGTATCAGGACCGACAAGACCGGGGAAGCTACGGCTAAACTCGTTGAACTCGCGCAGCGCTTCGCGCATCAAGTCGCTATCACCTGTAGTTACGCCCATGTAGTACTTCTTAAGTATCTTCTGCTTTTTAGTACGTACTTTGGACTGGTAGTTAAGCGCGGCGGCACGGTTTTCATACAGGCTAGAGAGTTCAGCGGGGCTAAAACCAAACGCCTGTAAGAACAAATTGTATCCGTTTAGGTCTTCAACAATAGGTTGTCCGTCTATAGTACGCGCGCCTTCCTGCATGTAGCGCCCAGTCTTAAGCACATTGCGCACCGCACTTGGAGATATAGCTTCGAAGAACCGTCCGTACTCGCCCTGCTCTAGCAACCGCCCAGCGTTTCGTTCTATGTTAAGTGCGTAGCTGCCCACAGGACCCATAGCCTGCATGATAGCAGTCATAACATAGCCGTTTTGCTCGATGCTGTATGGGTCTTCTCGGAACAACAGACCGTTAGCAAGACCTACGCGGTTAGATATTTCTAGGTTAGTTATATAGTTCAGCGGGCCTTTGTAAATGAATTCGTTGGTGAACGCACGCACTTCTTCCTTCGCGTTGAACGGTTCGTCATCATCGCCCAGTAGAGCACCCATCATGTTCGCTAGTGTGGCAGCCGCGCCGTAGAAAGGCAGGCCGTTAATACCCGCGATAGCCGCACTCATACCGTAGATGCCAAGCACTTGCTTACGCGCTATTGAGCGTATCTCCGCAGTCTCGCCACGGAGTGCATTGTTTGTTGCCATAGCGGTGATAACAGCACTGTTCCAGATGAAACTCTTAAACGTAAACATTACGCGACCGAAGTTACCCTGCATCAAGCTAGGACCCTCTGCCGCCATACCGGAAGTGTGCACATCCATAGTAAGTTTTACGGCTTCTTCAACTGCCTTAGCGTCGGACTTACCCTCTGCCTTAGCAAGTTCGTACGCTGCTATTGCTGTAGTAGCACGGCTGTACTTTTCTGCTTCGGTAAACGGCAAACTAGCAAGGTTCATAGCCTTAGCACCGAGTGCATCGTAGTCCTGCGCACGCTGCCTAGAACCTTCTAGTATTTCACGCTGCATGGTGTGCTCGCGTTGCCCCATAGCGTCCAAGCCTTCTACTAAACTGGCGTACTTAGGGTCTTTAATCCACGCAGGTTCAAAGGTTTGAGTGTCAGAGTTCCAATCTTTTATGCTCGGCTTGGCAATACGCATAGCGCGAAGTAAGGCTGCATTGCTCTTTCTAAATCCGTAAACACCTACAAGCAGAGGCCCAGATAGCAACGGAACTGCACTTAAGTTAACGATGGCGGAAGAAATATTACCTGTTAGGAATAGGTTATACGCAGTCGTTGCAAAGAAAGAAGTCATAGGACCGTAGTTTGGATTAGAAATAAACCCTTCACGGCGACCTATCTCTTCTTTAACTGCTGCTTCTACACCAGTAACCTTAGCGGCTTTTATTTCGTTTAGACTGCTTTGTATCTCAGGTAAGAACTCTAAGTTACCTTGCTTGGTAACCCACTTAAGCATAGTGTCCGCATAACCCTGCACCAAGTCTTTTGTCTCACCACGTACCTTATCTGCCTTGCGAGTACGCTGCATGAAAGAGTTTTCGGGGTATAGAGTAAGAAGCTGTTCGTATACAATGGGTTGCTGCTCCGCAGGCAGGGCGTCCATTATATCTGACACAAAGCTCGTAGGTGGGAAGTCCGCTTTGCTAAAGGTAGCATTAGCAGTGCGATCAAATACCTTTTCGTCTGCAATGTTATTTCTATTAGCGTCTATAAATTTTTGCCTTTCACGCGGGGACTCGAATGCCTCAACCACACGCTCGTCTGTAGCTGGGTCAGTATAGTCTAAGAAGTAATCACCAAAACGTAGGAAAGGCACATACCCCGGAGCTGATGTTTCACGTAGAAACCTCGCCTCTAACTCAGCCCGCTTCTTGCCGTCTTTAACTTGGTCAAGCACATAGCTCTTATATTGATCGTACATGCGCCGGTAGTCTTCCCGCATGTCTTTATACATCTGCTGCACGTCAGAATCTAAACGGCGCAGGCGCGTCATCATGTTGTTAAACTTAGCTTTTTGCTCAGCCGACAACGCGTTCACGTCAAACTCTGGGTCCACTCCCACAAGGTCAAAGCCTTCCCGCCGTGCTTCTGAGGCTAACTCTGCAAGCTGCTCCGCCTGCTTGGGTTTCTTTCTAGCTATCTTTTTAAAGTTTATGTACTTTATCTGTGCAGCTTTTCTAGCTTTTTCTACTGCACCTTGGCGTTTAAGGATAGCGTCACGCAGTGTTTTTAGCGCAGGTATCTTGTCGCCGTATAGCTCTACCAAATCATTCAAGCGAAGCGCACGCAGGGCGTTGCTAAGTATTCTGCCCCCGCCGCTAGTGGTGCCAAGCTTAGATAAACCATTTAACAGGCTTTCTTTCTTGCTGCCCACTAGCTCTTTACCACTGGTCATTATGTCGCCAATAGCCTTTACGCCCATCTTAGGTGTGCCTAAGAACAACTGGTCGGTAAGCGTAGGCTCTACACCCTGAGACACATCAAGCACTTGGTCTATAAAGTCTAGGCCCTTGTCGTATGCACTCTGACCTTTACGGAACCCAAAGAACTTAGCTATGGCATCCATAATGGTTTGCCACATAGTCTTCTTGCCCTCTGGGGCCTTTATCTGCTTAAGCAACGCTTGGAACTCAGGGTTGCCTACCAGCTCCGCCGTAAACTCTTGTAAGTCTTGGCCGCCGTAGAACCCGTCCATTGTGGGCACTATCTGCGAATAAAAATCGAAGAAGTCTTTAGTTATTTGTAGGTCTGGGTTGTTGAGTGCCTGTGCTAAAGCAGCGTGAGTAACCTCATGCAACGCAGTATGCTCGTTCATCCCATTTGTTGGGTCGAGTGTAATTACATCAGTGGCAGCGTCATAGAAACCGCTTGTGCCTTCTGGAGTAGCACCAACAACAATGCGAGTACGTAAGTTTTGAGATGCTATTTTACGCAAGATGCGTTGTATCTCAGGAGACTGGGAAGGAATAAGTTTATTAAGCAAAGGTGCGAGCCGCCCGCGCGTTGCAAGCTGGCTTATCTCGGGGTTGAAGGCAGCGCCCTTATAGACAGGACCAAATGCTTTCTTACCAGTGCGGTTGAAGGCATTCTTAATACCCTTCTGTATCTTGGTGTCTACATCGTCCTCTACAGTGACGTTTTCCTGTACAACAGCTTCGCCTTCTGTAGTGACTTCAAGGTCTTTGGGCGCAGTGCTTAGTAAGCTAGCCGCAGTCATACGAGGGGCGGGCGCAGGCTTAGTAGGTGCTTTCTTAGTGGGCGCAGGCTCAACAGTCTCCGCAACAGGTGCAACGGTAGGCTCAACAGTCTCCGCAACAGGTGCAACGGTAGGCTCAACTACAGGCTCAACGGTAGGTTGAGCGGCAGGTTCAAGCTGCTGTATGACATTATCAATAGCGTTAATGTTAGCAGCGGACCCACTGCGCTCCGCCACGGCACGTAGATCAGTTACTACTTGAGCGCGCTGCTCAGGCACAGTCAAGTCGCGCCCTGCAAAGGCTTTCTTAGTAGCAGCGTTAACTGGCAACCCTTGGCTTTTCAAGAAGTCATTGAGGGCCTTGCCTACGCTAGGTGCACGGGTTTGTTCGCCGGGAAGCCCAGCAAATATATCACCCTGCCGTGCAGCAACCGCATCTTCTGCAACATCTGTAGGGGCTACGGCAGGTTGTAAGTCTAGTTCTAACTGTTCAGCGCTAAGCAAACGAGCACGTCGCTCTGTAGCTAATTTTTCTGCTGCTGCTTCTTCTGCTTCTGCACGCTTGCGCACTGTAGGAGTAAGTTCTCCTTCCTCAGTGAACATCTCGCGTTGTCCTGTGGCTTGTCGCTTTTCCTGCTGTGCCGCTGTTTTTGCCACTTCTTTGGCAGTTTGCACGTCGCGCGTAAGTATATCCAGCTCAGCTTGAACTTCGGTGCCTTTTTCTTGCGCACGTCGCTCTGCTTCTTGCTGTATATCTTTTTTCTTAAACTTAGCTAATTCTGTTTGCTCTGGGGTAGGCATCAAAGTAGAAGCTACAGGAGCGCCGAATAAATCACCTTGCTCTGGCTGCGCTTGTATATCTTCAATGGTAGCGGTTAGCTCGGCTTCTTCTGCCGCCTTTCTATTAAGCTCGTCTCTTAGTTTACGCGATTCTTCTAGATCAGCTAGCCGTTGGGCACGTTCCATGCCTTCTCTAGCACCTTGAACACCACCGCCAACTGTACCAAAGCCGCCGCCAGCCACAGCGCCACGGACACTAGCTTCCATGATGCGGTCAAACTCTTTACTACCAAAAATATCTGGGTTGTCGTCAATGAACCGCTCGGCAGCGATGCTGATGCCTTCTTGTGCACCTTCGGTTAGACCTTCTGTACCGAGACCTTTTGCTAAGCCCGCAGTGCCCGACCGTAATACACCTCGTGACATGCCCGACTTTTCGAGTAGCTTTTCTACTACTCCTGCTTTCATAGGACCAGAGATATTTTTAGCTAAAGCAGCAGGAAGGATCGAATCTAGTGCAGCGGCAGCAGAACCAAATAGCAATGCTGTACCGGGTGCAGTCTCTCCGGTCTCTTGGTAGATATTTTGGAAGATTTCAGGTGCGTTTAAGGCATACGAACCAAAGCCAGCGCCAGCAAGCTGACCCGCCGCACGAGTGGCACCCAACACAGGAGCAGCCGCACCGCCTGTTAACGCCGTAGCTAAAGCCACACCTAGGTTAGGTATCTGCTCACCAATAGTCTCGGCAACGAACTTAGTGAAGTCCCCTACGCCCTCTACATCTTTGTAGCTTGGGAATATAGGAGCAGGCAAAGCCGCCTCTTTCTCGGCAGCCTCTTGAAACTGACGTTGAGCATACTCTTCGGCGCCTACAGCACTTCCCACTAATGCAGGGATGATGTCCGTAACAGTAGAGCCAAGTCGACCCACGCCACGCTCAAAGCCAGTAGTAAACGCTTCACCTATACCTACCTCGGGTTCGGGTGGGGGTACTTGGCTTAGCGCGTATTGGTATGCTTGTGCGTCTGTGGTTTCTTCTGGTGCTTCTACTTGGTAAACGCCGCCATCAGGCATTTGTATTTCAAAAGTAGCCATCTAGTTTACTCTTGTGACTGTTACACCTTCAGGTAATCCGGGCATCCCGCCAACGCTTCCTGCCATACCTATAGTACTTAAATACGCTTCTAGCTCGGGCCGAACTGCTTGGAGTACGCGGGGGTCAAACATACTTTCTGCCCCTATTTGCTCTTGTATATCCATAAGCCGCACGCGGTTTTGCTCTATAAATTTACCCACAGCTTCGCGTTGCTCTTTGCTTAAGGTCGCTAAAGCTTTAGACTCCGCCACTGTTTTAGTAGCCCCAATTTTCTCGCGCTCAACCCCAAGTTGCTGACGAAGCTTATCTAATTGATCTTGACGTGCCTGAGCTATTTGTCGAGCCTTTGCGCTTTCCTCTACAATCTTAGCAGCTTCAAAACCTTTAGATGCACCGGCACCTCGACCCAATGTTTCGGCAACGTTTAACAAACCTTGCGTACCGCCTATTTTATCCAGCAAACCAGCGAGACCTGCACCACGCTGCGCTGGCCTATCGCCCCCTCCTCTTGCAACCCTTGCACGTTCGTCAGTCCGCTGTTGGGCTGTCATTTCGGGAGCGTCAGGGAACATATCTCTAAGCGCCGCCTGTTCGCCTTCATTTGCATCTATAGCCCGGACCAAAGCTGCGGGGGCGTCACGGCGGAATATGTCTGCTTCAGTTGGTACAGTGACATCTGTAGGAGCTACCGAAGGTTCTTCACCTATAAGAGCATCTGCTACTTTAGCTCCAAGCGCACCAGTAACAGCTGTCCTTCCGGGGCTAAACTGCCGATTTAAGGGTACACCTGCTTCTCTTGCTTTCTCAGCGGACATCATTTTGCCCTTTGGTCCTCGTACGGCACTGCCCGGTCCAGACATCTTAGGAGTAGTCACAGCTTTCGCAGCTAAGTCCTTAGCTCTTTGCACCGCTGCGGGACCGTATTTTTGGACCACCGGCTTTAGCGCTTTACTTGACAGATTTAAAAGCTTAGCGCCACCGTACGCCCCCAATATAAGGTTTGCAGCTGCCCCTACTGGGTCGTCTTTGAAAGGCTCTATAAGATCGCTAGGAGACATACCAGCTTCTACTATTTCTCCTGCTGTTAAATCTACGCCTTCTAAAGATTCACGCTCTGGCGCTATCAAATTGCGAAGGAACCCTGTAACGCCCCCACCCTCGTTGAAGTTTTGTACATCAGCGGCGGGGTCAATACCTTCTAGCATCTGCTGCATTTGAGCTTGTTGCTTTAAGTAATCCACTGCACGTTGGGCTTCAGCCATTTCGTTTGCTTCGCGTTGTGCTTGTAAACGGCTCGCTACGCGTAATGCTCCAATACCACCCATTTCTTTATCCGCTGCGTAGTCAGCCGCAGCTTGTGCAGCTTTAGGGAAAGCCTCAGAGAACGCGTTGCGACGGCTTTCTTGTAACCTGCCCATAGTTCGTAGTGCGCCTAGGCCGCCTAACTTTTTATCTTCCGCATAATCAGCAACTGCTTTCTCAGCTTTGGGGAATGCTTGTGCAAATCGCGTTCTATTATTGTCTTCTTGCTTTGCCCCCATATCACGGAGGTAGTTGGCAGGGTCAGAAAAACGGGGGTCACGCTCGCCCATGTTCATAGTAGGGCCGCCCATAAGGTCTGTTTGGGCTTTAGCAACTGCTAGTGCGTCAGGAATGTTTGGCTCGTAAAGCTCCGACTTAGTTTCTTCTGGTACTGTAGCAAACCGAGAAGCTAGTGCCCGATCTGCACGCTCTTTAGTCTCGCGTCGCTGGCGTTCTGTATAGCTTTCAGGTGCGGTTGTAGAGATGGTCCTGCCGCCGCCCATTTGTAAATCTCTTCTGCGATCTTCTCGCTCAACCTGCCCCATAATTTTGCTTACATAAGGCTTAGTCTGCATGGCTTGTGGCAGGACATCGTAGTCTTTACCGGCAGCGACAAACTTATCAGCATTACCCGGACCGGCGTTGTATGCAACAAGAGCAGCTTCCATATCGCCGTCGTACCGGTCGATCATCGCTTGTAGATATTGCTTGGCAAACTTTCGGCTAGCCTCTGGGTCAAACCGACTGCCCTCCATAGGAGACACACCAAAGCCCGGATCAGCCGCAGTTGCAGGCATTATTTGGTACGCGCCTTCAGCGCCTGCGCTACTTACCGCACGAGGGTCACCACCACTTTCCGCCATCATAAGCGAATCAAGCAGTGCATCTATGTCTACACCCCCACCTTTTTTGTAACCGACAATACCGCCCATAGCCATACCATTTGGTGTGTCGTACTCACCACGGGCTTTGGCAGCTTCTACTTCAATGTTGTAACCGCCTTGATTGACGTTGTTGTAGCTATCTAAGTCTGCCTGTATGCGGTCTAAAGTTTCTTGGGGGGCACCAGAAGCACGTAACTTATTGTAGGCATCTTGCAGTTTCATGAAAGTTTCTAACTGCTCTTGCATTGGGTCTTGCTGTTGGACATCTCCGCCTTCCGCGTAACCAACAATACCACCGCCCGCCATACGGGCTAAGTTAGGGGCGGCTTGTCCGGGTAGTCCCATAGCGGCACGGTTTTGCATCTGCATACTGCGCTGGCCTTGCATCTGAACTCCCGGTGCTAGACGCTTAGCTAGACTAGTCTCCATTTGCCCTACAACGTTAGCAGGGGTGGGCATTTGCTGAGCCATATCACGCTCACGAGCAGCGGCTTCAACCAACTTAGTAGCCTGCTGTAAAGCAAGAGCGTACTTAAGCTGAGGGTCTACACTCTGCCTACGCATAAGTTCAGGTACGCCCAACTCTGTAAGCTGGTCAATTTCGTATCCAATGCCGCCTGTCATAGCCATAATCGTAATCTCTTTAAACTTTAGGTGCTTCTTTAGAGTCGCTAGGGTTCAGGAAATCAAGCCCTAAGTTTTTATACAACTCACCCAAAAGTCCTACATACCCTAGGCCAGTACTAAGACCACTAGGCTCAATATAAGTTGTTTCTTGCTTAGAAATAGGCAAGCCTTGTAGTAACGACTGCTGGTACTGAACCTGCTTGTATGGATAGTCTCGCTCTTCTGCGAACTGTGCGTAGTCAGCGGCAATGCCTTGACTCTCGATGTCACGCTGTAACCCACCGCCCACTTGCTGCGCTGCCAATGCAGATAAACCGTAACGGTTAGTTAAGTCTTGAGCTGCCATTTGACGTAACTAACCGTTACGGTTT